CGACCTGGTCAATCCCGATAATTTTGGAAGCATTGGCGAAGGGGAACGGGTCCCGATCGACCAGATCATCCTGGGATTCGAACGCCGGCGCGCGCGCCAGGCCCTGGGCGAACCGCGCCTGGTCACCCTGATCGAGCGCACCTTGCAAGACGATGAAATGGTCGTGTCCGAATTAAAAGCCGCACGCAACGCACAAGCCACGTCGATGATTATTCGCAGCGACGAATTGGTGCCACGGGTGCCCGGCGGCCGCGAAGGCCGCGGCGACCCCATCGCCCCCGAAACCATCCCTGTCGGCTCGATCGCCTACGTGCCCCGAGATACGGAGATTTTCGCGCATCAACACAATCGCCCAAGCGCCAGCGTTCGCGAATTCCGCCAAACAATTCGCGGCGATATGGCCGCCGGCGGGCAGGTATCGCGCGTATGGACCGACCGCGACGGCGCCGCCTATAATTTCGCGAATAGTAAATTCGACCAAATTCGCACCCAACAGATGGTCAAGCCGGCGCACGATTGGTTCGGCACCTTGGTTGCGACAAAAGTCTATGAAGCCCTGGTCCCGTGGGCGATGCTCGCCGAAGGGCTGGACTGGCCGACGGATCCGCTGGAACAACGCCGCCTGTGCAAGCACAAATTGATCCCCGACGTGCCGCCGGAACTTGATGAATCCAGCGCCGTAAAAGGTTTCGAAGACGGATTCCGCAATCGCGTCACCAGTCGCGAAACATTTATCGGCACCCGTGGCCGCGATGCCGCCGAAGTCTCTCAGCAGATCGACAAGGAATTAACCGCCGACGGCCTCGCCGCGATCGAACGCGCGAAAACCCTGCAAGCAGCCTGCGAAAAAGCCAATGCCGCATCGCCCGGGCTGAATCTGCATTGGACCCAAGTCGTGCCGAAAATGCTCGACGCCAGCGACCCTGACATGACGACAGACCCCATCCCTGCCCCGCCGGATCCCAAAAATGCCGCGTAAAGACGTATCGAAACTCCTGCGCCGCACCGTTGGTTTCCGCGCCGTCGACAAGGAAAGCCGCACCGTAACCGTGCGCCTGTCCTCGGAAAACCCGGTCGATCGCTGGGGCGATCAAGAGATTCTGCTGCATGGTTCGGCGAATATCCGCATGGATCGTCTGCGCGACGTCGGCGCATTCCATTTGTACCACGACTACACCAAGCCGGTTGCAGCCATCGTCAGCGTGAAAATCGTCGACAAGGAATTAGAAGTCGCTTTGAAATTCGGACGCACCCAGATCGCCGAAGAAGCCTGGAAAGACGTCGAAGACGGCATCCTACGCGGCGTTTCGGTCGGCTATAATGTCCACGCCTGGGAATTCAACGAAGACACGCGCGAAGCCCGCGCCACCGACTGGGAACCTTTCGAAGGCTCCTTTACGACCATTCCAGCCGACCCCACCGTCGGCGTCGACCGCGACGCTGACGAATTAGTCACCGCTTGGCGCGACCTGCTGCGCACACCGGCGCCGGCACCCAAACCCAAACCACCCACCCCCGCGAAACCTCGCACACCTCCGAACCCTCCGACAAGGAATTCAACCGTGAAAATTACCGCCGCCGTCCTGATGTCGCTCTGCCGAGCATTCCAACTCCACGCCAAATCCATCACCCGTATGGCCGACAAAGGCAAAACCGAAGTCCAGATCCGTGCATGGCTGAAAAAGCGCGACGATGATGCCAGCGATGACGAAGAAAAGAAAGACGACGAGGAAAATGGCGACGACGAAGAAACCAAGGAAGACGAATCAGACGACGAACGCGAAGACGACGAAACCGACGACGGCGACGAAGCCGAACGCGCCTCCCAGATCGCCGGCCTGCGCGCCGAAAATGCGATCCTGAAGCGGTGCGAACGCCTGCGCAATCTCGCGGCCCAACACGGTATCGAACTCGGGGATATGAACCTGCGGAAATTCCGCACCGAATCCGAAGGCATCCGCGCCCTCTTGGCCCGCAAAGCCAACGAAGGCAACAACCCCAGCCAGTCGACCGGCGGCCGCCTCACCGTCGGCGCCGATGGCACCGACAAGCGCCGCGCCGCCGTGGTGGACGCCCTGGTCCACCGCCACTTTGGTTCTCGCGACGTCGCCATCCTGGGCGACGATGCACCCAAAAAAGATCTCGGCATGCGCCGGCATGCTCTGCACGAAATGATGCGCAGCATGATCGTCGGCGGCGAAAAGCTGACCCGCGACCAGGTGCAGCAATTCTGCACCCGCCAAAATATTCACGAATTGAATTTGCGCGACGCGAACCAGAGCGCAGCGAACTTCGCCACCGTGCTCGGCAACTTCGCCGACAAGGCCGTTTTGATCGGGTACAATAACCAGGTATTGACCCACACCGAATGGACCAGCGAGCGCCTGGTCGACGACTTCAAAGACGTCTACGGCGCCGCGATTCAAACCGGCTTACTGGCCGAGCAGGAAGCCAAAGGCGCGCCCGCTAGCGAAATGAACCTGCTCGAAAAAAGCTACAATGGTTCGCTCGGCTTATTCATGCGCACCCTGATGATCACGTATCAGGACTGGCGCAACGACGACCTCGGCTTGTTCGCCGACGCCGTGCGCATGGCCGGTGCGATCGGTGCGACCACCGAAGAGTGGCAGGTCTACAAAACGCTGCTCGCGCTGACCTGGACCAACTTCAAAACGACCACGGCGGCATTCTGGGACGACTCTAACGACCGCCTGAAATATACCGGCCTCGGCAACACCATGGCCGGCCTGCATACGCGCAAAGCGACGGTAAACGCCGAATCCATCCAGCTCAACCCGGTCGCCGGCGTGCTGCTGGTACCGACGAAGCGCGAAGCCGCTGCGTTCGCCGCTATCGGTCAAACCACGAGCAACCTGCTGCCGCAGGTGGTGATGCCCCGCCGCGAATTGCGCGTGGTGTCCTCGAGCTGGCTGTCCAACGCCAGCCTGCCCGGTTACAACGACGACGATTATTACGTCATCGCGAAAAACATGGACACCGTCAAAGTCCTGCGCGATCGCCAGAACCCGCGCCCGACCGTGCGCACCATCGACGCCGGCGCGACCCCGGACTTCAAGTTCCTGATCATGCACGCCTTCCGGCCCGTCGTGGCCAGCCAAGATGGCATGCAGCAGGGCGACTGGGCGTAAGCCAGCGACTGACGCATTGATCCCGGATCCGGGCCGCCCACAAAAGTCAATTTTCCCCATCAACTCAAAACCCCTTCAACGAGAACCCCATGCCTTCCCTCGACAACACCAAAAACCCCATGGCCGTCACGGCCCCCACCGGCGGCATTCCCGCCGGCGGATTTAAACTCGTCAGCGGAACCCTATTCTACTGCCCCGAAACCATTGCCGCCGCGACCAGCGGCGCCGGATACTGGAAAGAAAAAATCATCAGCGGCTCGCCCAAAGCGGCCGGCGCCGGCCTGGGCTGGGTCAAGGGTCAGCGACTGTATTGGAATGGAACCGCCTGGACCACCGCAGCCACGAGCAACGGCATCGTCCGCGGCATGGCCGCAAATATCGCCGCCACCGGCGACACCACCGGCGACGTCGAGCTGCTCGGCCTGGTCGGCTAAACGTTCGCCGATCACGTCGCGCCGGCCCGCGATGGTTTGCCATTCCCGATAATTGCGCGCTACCTGGGGCCGGCCAGATAGCGCGCAATTACTCACTGACCAGCGTGGACAGATGGCCCGACCCACCGACAGCGTGACGAAATTCTTCCGGGTCAAAGACGCCGCGGGCGCCCCCGTGTCGAGCCTGACCGCGGCCGACTTTACGTTCATGGCGCAGACCCGGCCCTACGGCGGCACGGTGGCAGCTTTCGCCCACGCATCGACGGTGGTCGAAATTAGCGGCGGCTGGTATACCTGGACCTACACCGTGCCATCTACGGCCGGCTATTGGTTTTTGGACGCGGCCCCGGTAGTTATCAGTCGATTTATCGAATGGGGATTGGTGGACGACGAATTAGAAAATCAAGATCTAGACAGCATCTATGCCAACACCACCAGTATCCAGGGCGTGATCTCAGGATCTGCGGTACTCGGCAATAAAATTGGCATCGAACTCATCGCATTTAGAGCGCGCACCCTGGCCCTGGCCATCACGGACAGCGCCGGCGACGCCGCCCCACTGGATACGTACACGAATTGGCGGATCGGCATTCGCAGCGTCGACCAGACCACCACCCGCTGGACGGGCCAACAGAACGAACCCTACGGCCTGACGATCGCCGGCAGTGTCGACGGTAGCCTGACCATCCATTTCCCCGAATCCCTGCGCGGCCCCCTGGCCCTGACCTGGGCCGCCACCACCATCAAAACAAAAGGCGACTTTGTCGTCCCCACCGCGAACAACGGCTGGATCTACCAAGCCACAGGCAACGGCACCACCAGCGGCAGCCAACCCATCTGGCCGACGACGGCCGGCGGCACCGTGGTCGACGGTACCATAACCTGGACCGCCCGCGCCAGACTAATCTGGACCGCGACCACAGCGAAAGCCGTCGGCCAGGTCATCCGCCCCACCGCCGACAGCGTCGCCACCGCACCGGCGCTTTTCCGCTGCACCGTCGCCGGCACCAGCGCCGGCAGCGAGCCCACCTGGTCCAGCGCCGCGAATCCCGGCGACACCCTGATCGACGGCACCATCACCTGGCAGCGCCAGAGCGACCCCTACACCGATCTGCCCGCCGGCACGGAACAAATCGACCTGCGCTGGGAAGCCGCCACCGACGCGATCGGCG